TGTCTACCAGCATCCCTTGCCAATAATGATGCAGTACGACCACTTAATCCTTCTGTAGCTGCAATAGCACCTCTAGCTTGTTGTCCTTGTACTGTTGCTGCTAATCTTTCTTGTGCTTTTGCTGCTCTAGTTTCTTTTAAGTTGGCTGCTAATCCTTCTTGTTGTTGTGCAAAAGCTTGTTCTGCTGATAGTGCTTGTCTTCTTGCTGCTTCATATTGATAATTTGCAACTTGTCTAGCTCGTCTGTTTTGTTGAACCATTTGCGCCCCTTGTATTCCTAGACTCGTTAAAAAAACATTACTAGCAGTACCTCCTAGTCCTAAAATTCCAGGTGCAGCAGCAGCAAAAACACACATTTAAGAGATCCTCAGAAATTCATAGAATGGTTTACTTTCTTTTCCATATTCTTCGTGGTAATTAATAAAAGTAAACCCAAGAGCTTTTAACCACTTTATAGCAGAATGGTTCTCTGCATATACCATATTGTATAGCATTTTATAATTTTTCAATAGGCTGTCCACCCATTTTCTACCTTCTCTAATTAATTGTATTTTATATTTTTTATTAGAAAACAATTCATCAGTTGCCACCATCCAGATACAACCATCAGCTATAACACCGCATAGACCTATAGGTTTGTCGTTATCATCAGCTATAGCCATATTTGTTTGACCATATAGATAAGACAGTCGCAATGCTTCTTCTGGTTTTTTCCCTGTTTGATAGTAGGCTTCAATTTTATCCATAACTCTCATGTTTTTTGCAACATGATTAAGATCACTTAGTTTTGATTTTCTTAAGTAACCCATTAAATACGTCTTGATCTCATATGGAACATAGCTTCATATTCTGCACTTGATAATATTGTTGGCAAGAAACTGTCATTCTTTACATCAATAGTAACTCTATCTGCTCTACTCATTATCGGTACTTTAAATGTACCTGTCTCTAAATTAATTTGACCGATAGTAGCAGAAGAAGCTCCTAGTAAACGACCAGTAAATAAATGTGTTGAGGTCGTATTATTATCAGGCGTAACTTCTACTTTAAAGAAACCAGTATCTTCAAACTTGATATAAAAATGTTTTAGCTGTAAACGACCACTAATAATTTCACCACTTTTTTGTCCTCCTGATGATTCTGTAAGACGTTGTGATGAAAACCTATAGTGCATTTCAAAAGGTTCACCAATAATAAATTTAGAGTTTCTTACGTCTGCATTAGAAACAAGAACAGTAGATGTAGTTCCATCTGTTGTATTAGTAGCTAAAAGTTTTTGACCAGGTTTTAGAGTTTGTGTTGCACCTGATGTATCAACAAAAGTACTGGTTTCTCCAGATGCTAAATACCTACCAAAAAACTCCATATTAGCTGTAAGTTTATATGGAAGAGTAATTGTTGAAATTTTTGTACTGCTGTTATAAGCAATAGAAACACCACTTGTGGCTTCTGTAACTTTACGATCTAAATGATATTCAAATGTTGCATTAGGTTCTTTAAAGTCTGATGCAAAAGGTATTTTTTCTAAATCAACTTCAGTATTACCAGAACTTACAATTTTTTCTGTAACAATAAACAATTCAGTGCCAATAAAATCTATATTTTTTATGGCTCTGCCATCATCAAATGTATATGTAAACCAAGAATTTAATATCTTTTCTGATCTAGATCCATATAACCATCTGTTTACATAAAGAATATTAGGATTGGTTGCACCTAATAAAACTAAAACATCTTCATTAGTTGATACTGCAACTTTATAAATGTCATTTGGTATGAGTCTTGGTATGTGAATTGTAATGTTTGAAGCATCTCTTACTTCAATACCTTCTTGTGATATATATTCCCTAACACCTGCAAAGTCTCCTTTCTTTGTTAAATAATAAATAGAACTACCAGAACCTACAGGTGGTGCAGAATCAGTTGATTCAAATTCAGTTGTAACAATGACGTTAGCTGTTTTAGGTGTTAATGAATCAGATGAAGACGTAAGGTTGAATTGCGTTTGGTCAGAAAATAAAATTAATTTCTCACCCATGTTTACAGCGTTTTTTAAGATAGCAACTTTAGTGTGAGATGCAGCTACATCAATCGGATCACTATCAATAACTGTTAATACAGTTTCTGGAAAGAAATTAAAGAACTCAGAAACCCTTGATAAAACAACATTATCATCTGCTAAAAATCCTAATCTGTTTCTAAAGAAAAATACGTTATTAATTTTTGATCCAATAAAAGAAGGGTTAGGTGCAGATTCTTCATCACCTACAGTACGTTCACCCCATTTTGGTAGTGTATAAGTTACTCCTGATAATGTATAAGTATCTCCATCAACTCTTGCAAATCTAAAATTACCATCAGCTTGTCTAATTAAGACATGAGGCATAGTGTCATAATTAAATTTAAAAGTAATCCCTGCTTCTACTGACTCTTCCCACTGACCTTCTTCAAATGTACCACCATTATTGGTGACAAATTTAACGTAGTAATTATCAAAGTTAGTTGATTCATCACCTTTAACTTCAACAACCATTCCGTTAGGTGCAACAGTTGGTAAGTCAGAAAACTGCTGTACTGTATTTTTTACAGTTGTTATATGTGTATTACCTTGTGTGTCTGTAGAGTCTATTGAAAAGTTTGAATTATCATTTTTCTTAATGTGTAAAACAGGGCCATTACGAGCAATAGTAAAACCAGTAAGACCAGAATCAAGACCACTTTTTATTGCTGCTGCAACAGTTGCTGTACTAAGAGGGTTATCTGATGAAGTGTCTTTATTAACTGTTACTCCATCTACCGTTACTGAATATGTAGTATTATCTGTGACCTGGTTAAAAAATACTATTGCTTGAGTTCCACTACCTGCTGATAAGGTTGAATCCATTGCAGCAGTAATACTTGTATTAACAACAAAAGTAAAGTCAGCAATAGTTATAGTCTTTATTTGTGATCTAGGAGTAGTGCAAGAAAGATAACTTACACCATCAGGTTTGTTTACTGTTTTTTCAGTACCATCTAATTCAAATACTCTTACATTATTAGTCGTAAATATAACAACATATCTTTCTGTTACATCTCTATTGATAGTAGTTATATGAGGACTGCCGACAGTAGTTTCACCAGTTATAAGATTAGATACAAATTGTGTACCAGAACGCTTTGCTAGACCTAGCACAGGATCGCTGTCAGCATTATCTTGTATATCTGCATGATCTGCTTGTTTTGTTGAATCAGCAGCTTGTGAAACTCCTCTGAGCAATGTAGGTATTGCTCTTGATACTACAGCCATAGTTACCTAATGATTGCGTTTGCTGGTGAATAAGTATCAAAGACACTTGTTAATGATGGATCTCCTCTTAAAACATTATGATCAGCATTACTTAAATCAGTTTCCATAAGTATTGCTCTTGCTCTTGTTTCGTCTTGTTGTGTGTAACTTCTTAATCCATCATCACTAACTAACCTATCAACAAATACTCTTGCAGCTTTGATTGTTATGTATCTTCTTGCTGGTTCTGGCATCTCATCAAAATCTCTAAAATAAACAACAGTACAAATCAAATCCTCATCAAATTCATACTTGTTATTTAATCTGTCATATAGTTTTAGACCACGTTGTATTGCATCAATCGAAGGGTGTTGATGAATATTAGGATCTATTCTTAAAACATCAGTAGGTAAAGCTATTTGCTTGCTTGCACCATCTCTAGTAAAAGTTACATCTATCTCTGTATTAAAAGACCAACCTTCAGATTGAACATCTTTGTTTACTTCTGAAAGAGTTGACTGAGCAAGACGAGCATCAACAGGTAGTGTTCCTGACAAGCTGTTTATAGGAGATTCACCTATAGCAGCTAACATAATATTGACGCTTTCTAGTTCGGTGGTTGCAGCAATAGACATTACATACCTCCTTGCTGAATTAATTTGTTTCTAATCTTAGCTGTTTCTTTTACAAATCTAGCCTTTTCAGCAAGCGTTGTTTTGCCTGTAGCTTTCATTTGCTTGTTGTAAGCATCAAGGTAAGCTTGTCCTTTTAAACCAAGAATACCTTTTTTCTTTTTGTTTTTACCAAACATAATTAATAACCTTTCTTTTTAATTTTAAGTGAGTCTCTCCCACCTTTCTTTTTTTTC